TACTATTCCTATATAATTAATACGATTAAAATTAGGAAGAATGTATTCTCCCCTACTGACTATTTTTTTTCTTGTGCCTTTTGGTTTTTCAATTGTCTTTTTTTCACCAGTTTTAGTTTTATAAGTGACTTTATTTTCTGTCCATTTTGGATTTTGGGGTTTTCCGTATGGAGAGAAGAATTGATTTATTATTTTTTGTTCTTCTTCAGTATATTGAGTTTCAAATTTATCTGCTGTTGGTATTTTTCCAACCATTAATTCGGCATCTATCGTTTCTATTTTATTAGAATATAACATAATATATGAAGATATCATGTCATTTACTCTGGAATTGGTTAATTCGGTCATTTTTGTAGTATCGAGAGACAATCCACCGCTAAACTTACCACTTAACGCTTCTTTATTTGGAGTTTGGTTTAAAAATTGAGTTTCAAATATAGCGGAGGTTTGATTTCCAGAATTATAATTTTCAGAAGTTAAAGAACCCCCCGATATTTCCTGTCCTCTATAACTATCTTCTTTTTTATCTTTAGCAGAAGTAGTTGTAATACCACCTCTTCCTTTTCTTTTAATAGAACGAGATTCCATCAAAGAAATAGGAGCATATCCTAATTCTTTAAGGTAAGCAATCTTGCTATTAGGCATAGGATTTTCAGGATTATTAAAATCTATTTCTTTAAATCTTATAGAGCGTAACTCCACAATAGTTCTTTTTCCCTTCTTTCCCTTCCTTTCATCTGGGCCTACAACATTTAATTTAGTGCTACGCCCTTTTTGTTTACCGATATATTTTGTATATTCATCGAATTTTTTATCGGGCATACCTTTTCTTTTTTCTTCTCTTGCTTTTTTATTAGTATCAGGATTATTTAAAGTAAGAGAAAGGTTACTATTTAAATCTTTAACAGTAAATTTTTCTTTAGTGTTTTTTAGACGCTCTAAGGCTTTTTTTCCAGAAGGGCTTAATTCTATATTGTGAGTAGTAATCAATTCTTGAATAGGGGTGTTTTCTATCGAAGTTATTGCAGAATTATATACTTTAATGTATTGGTTTTTAATTTTACCTTCCCAATTCATTATATTAACTTGTTCCATTTCATCTAAAGATAAATCTCTCGCTATTTTTCTATGTGACTTATCTTTATTTGCTAAATACCCACTAAGTAAAAACAGAACCATTTCTTTTTCAATAGTTATTTTATCTAAAGAAATTTCTTGGCCCGTTCTTGAGTATTTGATTTGCAAAGTTAATCAACTCACATTAACCATTTAGCCCAAGCCGCACCTTTTTGAATGGCTGAACCTAAATGTAATCCACTTGAAGGAGGTTCATAACTCATTTGATTTTGGGCATCAATCCAATATGGCCTTCCATATCCGTCTGTTCCCGATGGAGGAATAGGATAGCCCGAACCATTATTCACAGCACCCTGCATTTGTTGATATTGTTGCGTTTGTCCCGTCAATCCGGCTACTGCCATACCTGCTGTTGGCCCTGCGGGGTTCATTCCTCCCATGTTTCCACTACCTCCGAATCCTTGAGATTCGAGATATTGTTGCTTCGCAAGTTTGCGTTGATTTACTACTTCTGAGTTAATTGCCGATTGAAGAATCCTTTGAATATCTAAGTCAATATTTTCTTGAGTAATTCTTTCATACTCTCTCATAGCATCAGCATCAATGCTTATTTTTGAACCAGTAGTAGTAAAAGATAATTTTGCTAGCATTTGGCTAACTACTCTCTCTACTACATCTTCCATTAATTTTTCAAATGTGCTTAAAAATTGCTCACCATGATATTGAAAAAATTCTTCTACATGGTTGTCTTGTAAAGAAAGTAAGTTATTTACATTCTTAAATTGTTGGTCGTTTTGTGCGTGAACTGCACCCATTACTGCTTTGTTACTTGTTCCAAATACCATGATTATTCCTCTCCTTTGTTATTAGTTACCATTGATTGTAGTCTTTTGGTATTAGTTTCTATCTCGGCTATTAGCCGAATTACTTCCGCCATCTCGCTCTCATTATCCTTGACAACGGGGGGCGTTATAATCCATCCGGTTGATGTCAGCGACAAGACATCATCTCTCGATAAAGTCTTCAATGGGCCACCCTTTAGCATTTGTGGCACTTTAGGTCTAGGAATGAATGCTTTAAAATCTAATCCATGTTCGTCTGCTAAAATCTGTTGCTGTAACATCTCCATCTGTTTATGAATATTTGCGTGTTTAGGGCAATAAGTTCCTCTTAAGGGTCTTCCCTTAGTGACATTATCTAAAGGAATAGGAGGGCGCATATAATCACCCGATTCCCAAATGTGGTGCATTCCACAAACCACACACCTATCCTTGAGATTAAACTTATATCCATACTTAATAATGAATTTTTTCTTCTCCGGCAAAAGAACCTTTTTGATTTCTTTTAATTGCTTCTTAGGTTTTAATGCCGTAAAAGTATATTCTTCGATAGAACCCGCACTCCTAAACTGTTGTAGTTTAGGTAAAAATAAATTCTTTGTTTGCGGGCTGTTTATTAAATTCGGTTGTTGATACATGTTAATTCCTCAGTAATCTTTTATTAGCGTAGTAATTCCTTTATAGACCATTTCGGGGTCAGACTTTGCCGATACTATATATTTGAATGTTGGTATTCCTTTATCATTTAATTGTCGCATACCATACTTAAATGGTTCATAAATATCGTGCTTGTCAATTGATTGCCCTTCTCTTAATGGATATTTGTCTCCCCATATGTCATACTTATTTGCCCAAATACTTACAGCCATAGGGTAATCTGCTTCTTTTTTTCTTTTTCCATTCGGCCAAATATTAGAGGTAATTGTATCTACTAAAAATTTCCATGCTAATTGATGGTCTAAGTTAGATGTTGAATCCAAATGCCTATGGTCTATCATAAAAATAATATATTTAACCTTTCTAGATTTCATGTCTTCGACCCATTGTTTCCAATACATCGCTTCTCCGCCAATATCTGCACTTTTCAATGTATGAGAGTCTCCGTCAAACTTAACTACTTTTCTACTCGCTCTTTCCAAACCAACTGTTCTTTTATTGATTTGTTGGACTTCGCCTCTTGTTCTTAATTGGTAACTTAATGTTGTTTTACCAACCATAGTAGCACCATAAACTCCAAAATTAATAGCGTGGACTCTTTTATAAAAAGCCACTACTGCTTCTGTAATTAGAATCGCAAAGCCCGCCATTACTGACATTCAATGACCCCCAAATATTGACTTAATAGTTTCAATTATCCATCCCATAATATTTATATCAAAAACACCCATTATATTTCCTATAAGAAACATAGATAAAGTAGCACAAGAACCCCAAAACCACGCTCGCATTTTAATAAAAAACAAATCTGCGGAATGCGCTCTTTGTTGATTATATGCGTAGTCGGAGTCGGAGAATCCCATTAAGTCACCAAGAACCAACTAATTCACCTCATGGTTGAAGAGTAGCCAAAAACTCATTAGGCACTTGACTTTCTTCAAACGAAGCGATTTGTGTTTCAGGATAAACATTGTTCCATGAATCCCGCTTATTAACTCCGTATTGTTTCATACTTTCACGAAGTTTCTGTTTAATTTGTTGTTCTCTAGCAACCCTTTGAAAGTGTGCTTCAATTTGCCTATCTAGCAACCTAATCTCAATTCTATCATTAAGAGATAAGTCGAATAGTGCTTTCATAACCATAATGCCACCAACTGTAATCAGCCCAAATAAGACCGAGTGTGCTAATGGGCCATAAGGAAAATTAAGACCGTATGCTGAATAGAAATAAACATTTGCCCCACTGACTGTTCCGACAAATAAAATTGTCATAACTAATCGAGTATCGTTATTTAATGCCGCCATTAAATCACCTCAAGCAAACTCAATAGACACGGCTACTGCACCACTGACTTCTTCAAAGTATAAACCATTAGTGCATAATACACCATGCATGTCAAATTCAATTGTTTGGTTAGCGGCTAAAGTCATCCTTGCGATTTCTTTACCACTAGCGGCTGTATTGTCATATACTTTAATTACTGCCGCAGCATTATTTACTTCTGTCGCATGAATGCTAATCAATTTCACTTGTCCGGTAACTACTAAAGCATTACCTGTTAATACGCCGCTACTTCTACAACCCGCTACCATAATATCACTTCTCTAATTGGTGGAGACAAGCCCCTCCTATTTAATGTGTCGGTTCAATTACTTCTTTAATGAAGTCTTAGGCTTTGTTTGGGCCTTTGTCTTCTTAAGGGAGGGTTTTGGTAGAATTTTCTTCTTAGGAACAGGAAGTAATTCTTCAAGTAACTTCTTACCTGATGAGATTTCTTTACCCATTTCCGTAGAAAAGACTTGTAAAAATCTTTCGTTCAATCCTAACAACTCGTCTTTATCTTCTTCACCAAAAACAAAAAAGTAATTAGGGTCAGAAAGACGGATAGCCGCCCATTTTACCGGAACGGCTACCCCTTCTTCCCTCGTAATTTCTTGTTTTGGGTTGATATAAAGCCGACGAATTGATGAATTATCACTTAATCGAACTGTTACCATGTTATCGCCTCAAAGGTTGCCCCAAACTCGCAATCTAACTGAATTACCGTTTGCATCATTAGCCAATGTAGCGTTTGTTCCATCCATAGCGGTAAAAACAAGGGCTAATGAAGTATTAGATTCATATGCTCCTGTTGCCGATATTTCAATAGAAGGTCTTGCTGTGTGCGCTAAATCATAGCCTGTAATTGTTGCACAATGGATTGTAGATAGCCCAAAGTCAGAAGCAGGAATAACTGAACCTGCGGCCAATACAGAAGTAACATCTACTACTGCATCAACAACATATTCGTCACCGCAAACTTTAGGTCGTGTAATTCCCTTATGGTCTGCCAATAAAACTGTTGTGTGTGCTTGTGCCAATTAAAACACCTCACTGTCCGATTGCTAGGAAATAAACTACATCTCCGCTTACACAGTGAATTGTTACATCTCCACTTTCAAGCGGTAAATCGGCGTTAATTACTGCGGCGGCGGCTTCTTCGGCAGTCCCCTTATGTGTAAACATAAGGCTTTCTGTTCGAGTAAGGCCGGTTTCAATATCTCCGTCTGTGCTGTCTGTTGTGGTTTGTCCACACACTAATTTTCTGTTTCCTTCTAAATTCATTTCTAAATGTATTACTGTTGCAAATGCCATTCTTAATCACCTCATTGTATGTTTGTTATCTTTCCTTGTCCTTTGAAGAATGAACAGCCGACTTCACCAATTGTTCGGTAAAGCGCACGATTGCCCAATGTTCCAACACCAAATGGATTTCCGTTTGCGATACCATCCTCAAAGTATTGAGTTGGTTTCATAACGGACAACCAAAGGTGGTCTGTATCAAGGAAAAGCATATCACTTAGTTTGGATGAAGCCGCACCAGTAGCGGTCATATCCTTAACAGGAATCAAAGGAATATCGTAGTATGTTGCCACACGGAATCCGATTTCTTGTCCTTTTGTTCCACGAACACCATTAACTGTCGGGACAATTTCCTTTCTATCCATAAATCGCTCTTGGCTTTGCAATAGGTCAGCCAATGCTTGAATAGTGTCATATCCAGTAAGGATAACCTTTGGAGAGCCACCTGCAAGTCGCAAGTTACGAATCATGTTATTTAGGAGAGTTAAAGTCAATTGACGAACATTTCCAGCAGTATAATCAGTTCCGAAATCAACTTCTGCATCAAGGAAAGAAGCGGCAGTAAATCGCTCACTACCGTAAATTTTTCCTAAATTGTTAGAAGCACTAGTAGTATCAGTTGCGAGGACTCCACCATCAATTAGGAGTAATTCTGCTCTTGATGTAATAACCTTCAACAATGATGAATAATTGTTACCAATGTTAGGCATAGCGGCAACTTCACCGTAATGTTCTAATGGCATAACTAGCATCTTGTTTTGAACTTCAGCGTGGTGCTTACCCATATCTTCACGCATTTGCGCTCGAATATCTCCGATTCCATCGTCAATTTGAGCCATTTCCATAGCCAATTCACTGAAATCGAATTGATGTGCAACAACTTTTGGACTCATGTTTAATTGAGCATAAGTTGGAGCAATTGGGCCTAATCCATCTTGAGCAGTTGAAAGTGCGGCATTCTCAGGAACACCACCAATCATGTCTGCTCTTGGTGAATCCGAACCTAATTCAGCAAGGTTTTCTGTTCCGCTTGCATCAACGGTAAATAGATTTCCACTACCACCGGCAGGTCGGCTCTTTAATACTCTCCAACCACTTGAAGAATAAGGTCGCTTTGCAATCATTGAAAGTGCATTGACTTCTCGGTTTAGCATAGACCAAACCTTTTGTCCGTAAACGATGTTGTATAATGCTGAAACATCGGAAACTCCACTACCAGACAATGATGGAGAACCATCGTGTCCTGTGTGAATACCGCCGACCATACCGGCTTGCTTCAATAAAGCATTACCGGCAGGTAAGTTGTTAATTCCGTATGTTTGCGCTTCTAAGTCTCTAATTGTGTTAATATATCCTGTCATCTTAAATCACCTTCAAATGTTGTTCACCATCTTATGAATATCCGACCAATCCATTTCTGCAAGGTCATCTAATGATGGGAGGGTAACTGTTGCTTCTTTTTGAGCCTTAATGATTGAATCCTTTTCAGCAGTCAAAGACTTTCGCAATTGAGTAAATTCTTCCTTTAGAGAAGAAATTTCACTTGCTGCGTCATATTGAGACTTTGCTAGAATATTCTCACGGTTTGCTCTTTCGGAGTTAAATCGTGTTTCAAAAGACTTTCGGAGGTTATCGTAAGCAAGTGCTTCGAGTTGTTCTTCACGGAAAGCGGCGTATGCCTTTTC